GCAGAGGCAGAAACAAAGAAAAGAGTGATGATGAGGAGCTGCCAAAAACGGGGTCCCGGATTCAGCTCAACATTCACCAACTGCAATAAAAACGGCATGGCATCAGCTTTGGAGTGGAGGACAGCAGAGACGAGAGGCCGGCATAAGGGATCACGCGCCACAGTTAACAGCGTGTCATCAGACAACGCTGGCAGAAAGGCGGGACTCTCGAGACCGAGCATCAAGCTCTGGAACATCTGTTGTGAGTAGCAGTAGTCAGGTTTGACACGTGCCATCTCATCACGCAGTTGTTTGAATTTGTCATCCACAAAGCAATATTCTAGCATCATAGAGAGCAACTGTTCAGGATAAAATTGCAATTTCTTGCGCTCCTTCCTAGTCAGCATATAACAGTGCTTCTCCCAATTTTGTGGCACAGGCACCCAAACTCCTTTGTGCTGCTTGAAGCCGTGGGAACAGAACACTCGCGTGCTCATACTTCCAAGCGAAATCTCCTTGCACTTAAAGCCGTAGCGCTTAAGCCAGTCCTGATACTGAGCGACCGGGATCCCACGCATTCTTTCTAGCGTGTCATCACCTATCGCAATGAGTTTGTGGCGCACAGGATCATAGATCTTGTGCTCTTCAACACAGAATAATACTTTCAAAATTACTTGCATTCGCGAATTTCCTGAGATCGTGATCATTGACCCAGATCGAACAATTCCAGGGAGGCTCACATCTTGGACAAGGATGGTGCCATCAGAAAATATCACTCGCGAAACCAAAAGAGATTGGTAGCATGCTTTGAGGCAGTGTTCCCAAATTGGGTTGGGGTTCAAACAGAGGCGCCATCGGCATTCGTAATCGAGCCAGATGAGCCACGCAGGAACACTCAAATCCCAAGATCTCTTGTCAACATCAGCAATTTCGTCACTCCCATCGTCTAAGGACTTAAATATACGGTGGGCTCCACCGCGAACCCAAGCCATCCCGACTTTCGTTGGAATATCTTCGAAATTGGCTAGTTCAGCGGCGAGGGAAGGGCCAAAGAAATACCTGTGGATAAGTTGGTAAGCCAAAGGCATGGCCCAGATTAAGCGCAAGCGCCCCTCTCGGATCTTTTCAATCTTGTGTGGTTCAGGCTTCACGAAGAGTCGGACTGTCGGGGGCGGTAATTGCTCACCGCGCCTCAAAAATCCCATAAGATATATGAACTCCGCGCAAACCTGCTCCGTGAGCGAGTCAGAGTCAATCACCTGCTGGTTGGAGGTTACCCCCTGCCAGATGTAAGGATACCCAGGTGACGATTTTGGATCAATTTGTAAAAGCAAATCTAAACACAATTCACGACATTGTTTATCAGTTGGAAAAACATCGAACAAAGCAAACCATCTTCCTTTAGTATACAATCCTTCAACAGTATCCAAGGCAGCCTTCACAAATTTTGCAGAAGGCGGGGCCGAGGTATTAAAATTTTTGGGAACTTGGGAAAGAAAGCTTAGCTTTTCGCCTCTTGCGGAGGTGTCGGGC